GAGGAGCCCATAATGCAGTCTGAGCATCTCCAGATTGTATACATGTCCAAAATATACCACTATTTTTATCATAACAAATATCTGGAGGAGATCCATTAAACGATACTTCTCCAGCTAAAATACCATTAGGGTTTTTAGGTACTAAAAAACAAGTTACAGCAGATAGATCGCTTGACATGAATTATGTATTCCCCTGATCTATAGTTGTATTAATAGCATCAAATGGCGCCATCAAATCTAACGTAACTAATTCATCAAAGTTGTTATTATTACATAATGTTTCTATCTGATTTGAAAGATCAAATTGTGTTTTATAAATTGTTTGAATACACTGATTAATGAATGTGGTAATTGATGTTATATCTGAAACTTCTAGTGCTATACGACCACACCAATAGATGGGAGAAGCGATAGTACCATTTGTTAATTGAGATAATAGAGAATTCAAATCGTTATTTAGAATACTAATATTAACACCGTTATAAATAACAGATTTACTAAGTGCAGTATCTCTGTTTGCTTTAGCGATATTTGATAATGTAGTTAATAGTTCAGTATAAGCTTTAGGTGTTGCCGTATATGTGATATCTGGACCATTTCTGTTTTCAACAACATCGTAATACGTAATATCAGGAAGAGTATCATGATAGTTAATATCAACAAATCCATTTAATGTTCTAAAATCAGGATTGGATATCATAGATCCATGATACTGAAATCCATTTAACGTAAAGAATGCGCCATCACTAAAGTATTCATTTAAAACAGGGTGATAATATTTTTCGGTATCTAAGAAACCTGTTGTCTGACTTGTCATCTTTAGTTTTCCTTGTATGTGTTTGCTTTATTAAAACTATTTAGTGAGACCTAAAATAAGCCCAGTTCCTGTTATGGTAGCATAACTTATGCCCACAATACAATTACCGGCAGCACCGCCACCAGATCCAGAATTTCCAAGACCGTCGTCAGTACCACGAGATCCAGCCTGACCGAAATCGCTCCATCCGCCAGCTAAGACGCTTCCGCCTGCCGGCGTTGCTGAAGGCGAGCCGACATTTCCGACAAGACTTCGGGATGAGCCAGGATGTAGTGGTGCACGGCGGCATCGAAGCCGTATTTGCCCAGCACCAGGCCCATCGATGCCGCTGCAATAAGGTGAAAACGTGATTTCATTTCAAATTTCTCCTACTGCGTCGGGCCAAGGATCGTGCCCTTAGCTATCCAAGTCACATTTGAAATGCCGGTGATCGCATAACCGGGCGGGCCACCGTTCCCGCCGCCGTTGTATGATCCGACAGACCCGTTTTGGCCGTACGCACCGGGGGCTCCCCCAGCACCACTGGAACCAGCACCAGAGGTGCCGCCGCCCTGAGCGCCGCCACCTACCGACAGGGTTCCTGAATTGCCGGCGCCGTTATATCCGTTTGACGGACTCCATCCGGGAACTGCCCCTGCGCCGCCGCCACCGTTGCCGCCCCAGCCATAAGTCGTGTATTCACATCCGCCACCGCCACCACCACCACCGCCACTCTGGATCGTGCCTAAATTTGTGATTGTGATTTTCTGCAAGGTGGAAATGGCAGGGCCACCGCTGCCACCGCTACCGCCACCGCCATCACCACCACCGCCACCGCCGCCCTGGCCGCCGGCACCTACAATATAAGCACCAACCATTACATTAAGAGAAATATTAGAACTAGCAGGAAAACTATTGATAGTTAGTGCATACGTACTTGTTGATATCGATCCGATAATTGCAGATGAAGCAATATTTAATTTGACATTAATAGGATTTTTACCATTCCAACCATAATTAGTAGTAAGATCAGTATTTAATACGTAATTATAAATAGTTCCAGATAAATTTATTACTACTGATTGTACAGAGCTGGCAGGATTGAGTATAAACATAGTTAATAAACTTTTTTGTTTGAATAGAATTCTAATCTATTTAAAATATACATAATGATTCCTCCTAATAGAAATACAGATCATATAATGGATTTAAAGATAGGAGAAGGCGCGATACCTTCTCCTATCTCATATCAGTTGTCTTAAGAACCCCAGATATTCCGTCTATTTTCAGGAAGATTATCTCTATCAATATAAACAGGAATATATCCAGTTTTCATTTCAAAAGCAAGAACAAAAGGAACAATATAAGAAGTATAATTCATTTCACAATTTTGATCAAAGAGTTCACCGTATAACGACATACAAGAACCAGTACAAATACCAACAACAGGACATGATTTACAATTATCTCTTTGAGACCAGTGAGTAATTGCATCTAATTTAACATTAGTAATATCAGTAATAGATCCACGTTGTGTGATTTTCCATTTAAAGCAATATCAAGACTGCTAGCATTAGGGCAAGAAATAATATTACCTGACATATCAACAGCTAAATAAAAAGCACTATTCATATTACAGAAATTATAACTGGTTATCTGACTTTCATCAAATAGAACATATGTTTTATCTCTGATGAAACTAATGATATTGCCAAGATTAAAATTAGCATAACTTTTATCGTTTGTCCAATCGAGTGTTTTTTTGAGTATCTTAGTTATTTAAATTAGCAGCAATATTTACCATAGTAATTGTTCCTGTATTTTCTGCCACAGTATATGTCTCCTGTGTCTCTATGGTTGATACTATATATAATTTATTCTATACGATAAATTGTAAAAGTTAAGGATAGGATGAGCCTAGGCTCATCCTATCCTTAACCACATAAAATAAATCATTTATTTTCTATAATTGACAATCGTCTATCTATATCTTTTATTGCTTCTACAATAATACCCATCATATTTCCATAAGCAACACTTAATGTATCATTATTATTAATGACAACTTCTGGTAAAACCTTTTGAATATCCTGGGCAATAAGACCAGACTGGCGTTCTCCAGTATCTATACGAGTGTATGTATATCCAGTCAATTGTTTAATCTTACTGATAGAATCCTCAATAACTTTTAAATCTTTCTTTAATTTAATATCAGAATATGCAGTAAGATTTGCCAGTGCCACTAAGTTACCAGAAGTATCAATAGTCATTAGTGCATTTCCAGCATCGGTATTGTCCATAATTCTGAAATAGCCATTACTAGCATCAATAAATTTATCAGCCGGTGTTGTTCCAGTACCAACAACCCGAATAGAATTAAATGGAGTATTGGAATTTGCACTCACATTAGATGTATAATCTTCTAATGTAGTATTTAATACTGTCGTTGATACATATTCGGAAAGATCAATGTTTGCTAAAGCTGTAGCTAATGCAGTATTCGTTACATAGTTCTGTAAAGTTGCTGTTAGTATTTTATTTGTTACATAATCAGTTAAATATGTACTAATATTATCAGACATGACATAATCGCCAGCAGGGCTATATTCAGCCAATATTTTATTTAATGCATCTAAAGTGACATAATCCAATAATGTAGTATCAAGATCGGTGATTTTTTCATAACTATTTAAATCTTGTATAATCTGAGCAATACTGCTATCAACTGATTGTTCGAATGTAACAAGTTCGTTTGTTAAATCTGATTGTCCAGTACCAACTGTCTGTGTAATCTCTGATAGAGCTGTTGTGATAGCAGCATTCACAAACCTGGTATTGGCAGCGCCAGATGAATTATTATCAGTAGCAAGATCTGGAACATTACAACTTTCTGTAAAGGTAGCATTGGTTGTATCGGCTTTCGAATTTAAAATATTGAAAAGATTAATATAATCATTTATATTACATAATGTTTTTAAATTGGCATAAAGTGTAACACCATCACCTATTTTAATGATACCCGTGCTACTATCTATAGTAATTAGACCATATGGAATAGGAACTGATGTATTATTCCAATCTGCTTGTGTGGCATTTAATCTTTGAAAAATACCTTGAATAACTATGGGTGTTGACATAGACATATACTTCTCCTATCTCTTAAACGAGTTCATTGATTGAAACACCAGTATTGACCAATAATTTATTAACAGAATCATAAGCAAATGACAAGACACATATTCCTGTTAATGTAGGAATAGATCCTTGAGGAAAGAATATGTTTGTAGACCAATTAGGACTATAACCATTTGAGTAAATCATTAACTGATATGTAGCATTTGGAACAGGATTACAAAATGCTATATTGCAGTTTCCTACTAATGTAACATTAGCACTCTGCCACATACTTAAATCCCAAGTTATATTTGATGAAAACTGTATAGGACCTCCGGCTGGAGCCTGTACGGCTTTCCAAGTGTTAGGTTTATCCAGTTTCGCAGTTTTTTCTAACTGACCATATATCTGTATTGCTGTTAAGTAATTACTTAGAGTACTGGACAATGTATTTGTTGATACATAATTCTGTAATGCAGATGAAATAGAGTCATTCATAAAATCTGTTGTAGAATACTCACTTATTATTGAATCGAAAGACGATATTGATAAATATTCTTGCAAAGTAGACGCCAATATAATGGATGTTACATAGTCAGTAAGAGTTTCGGCTAAGACTACATTTGTTACATAATTATTTAAAGTATCTGTAAGATCGGCTGTTTTTACATAGTTTCCAATAGTACTAAGAAATATATTAGTTGTGACAAATGTATCTGCCGTACCACTAATGGCTCCAGATAATTCATCATAGAGTGTTTGTAATGCAGCCGTTACCCATTTTGTATTTGCAGCATATAAACTATTATCTCCACTAGGAGGGGTAGGGACTTCAACACTGTTTTGAAAAATAGGATCTTTAATAGGAGCATATGATGAGACATCTCCCAATGCAATAAGGTCAGCAACAGTAATTATAACAGGAAGATCTCCGTATAGGGAAGTACCATCGCCTAATTTTATATTTCCATCTGATGAAATAACAACAAGACCATAAGGAATAGCAACATTAACATTTGACCATGTTTGATCACTACTTGCTATTCTTTGTATTAATCCATTAATAGGAATAACATTTGGTTCTGTCATAGAAAAATCCTTCCTTAATACAGGTAGAAAATTATTCATACTATGGCTTAAAATACGTCATATATTTTATTATATAACTTTTAACATCCTATAGTAATTTTCTCAAATTATGGAGTTATTTATATGCCATTTAGAGATACCAAAATAGAAGAATCAGTCATTCAAATATTTGATCCTGTTATTGAACAAGTCGTTCGAGGTATGCTTATTCGCTTAGGTTTGTATGAAAAGGTAAGAGATTATATTTCTATTACTACAGATTATAGATCTGCTTCTAAGACATCGGATGATTATCATAATGCATTATTAACAAGTGATCGCTGCGATGTTTCAGTCGAGTATAACTTAAATCCTTCAGATACAAAGTGGGAGAATTTAAAGTTTAAGCATGTCAATCCTGCTTATTATGCTATAAAAAATACTCAACATGGTATCTTCTATGATAAGTTTGCTGATATAAAGATTGTTGAAATAGATCTTCCTGCATCGATTCAGCTCAATTTTGCTATTACATATAAGAATACTCAAGATGCATATAGTGTTTTAAATACACTATATCTTTTAAATCCAAAAGATACAACTTTTAACTTTACAGATGTTGTTTATCATTATCCCATTAATAGTGATTTACTTTATATATTAAATACGATTTACAATATGCTCGAGTTAGATCAGACAAAACTACCATTTGAAGATTACATTAATAAATTTTCTGACAACGCATTGACTAAATTAGTTTCTAGAGATGGAACACAGGAACAATATGTCATCAAAAGAAAGTTATTAAATATTTTAGGAACATTTGATATTCAACAGTCAAAACCAGAACCTAATAATCTAGAAGAATCCCTTGATTCATTTACTATTAATTTCACATATACTTTTCAGTTCAATAATCCTATCTTATTAAGAGCATGTTTTCCAAGTGTTATAAATAATAAACTTATCCCGACATATATGATCCCACCATATAAAGAAACATACTTTCCAGCATTGGCAGGAATCTATCAAGAGAAATGTATTAATAGTTTTTTGAATAATAATAAATCTTTACCAAATCCTGTATTACGAATTCCAATCTGGAATGATTTTGTTGTCCCAGATTCTCTTTCCAAATTCTATAAATTTCAGCCATTTTTTATATCTGTTGTATTGTTAGATGATGGTGATGTGACTAATATCCCATTACAAGAATTACCGGACGACTTAAAGTTTCATGATATTGTTATAGGATTAATGAAAGAACACGGTCCTGAAATTT